CATTTTCAAATCTACTACAAAATGCAGAACGAGTTCCATCTTCTTTATTCATTGCTGCATAATTAAATCCTCGATATGCATTACTTGGTCGACCTGTTACGGTATGATAATTGTATTGTGAATAAACTAGATTATTTTTTACTATGTCCGGAAGTTTGAATTCGTCGTTAACTCGCAGGCCTGCAGATTCAATATTAGCAAATACGCGCGGATATATGTTATTGAACTTAACATATGAATCGGACATTTCTGCATTAACACACATTGGCCAAGCATAATGACGAATCTTTTGACACATTTCTAAATGTTTCTGCAAAGGAACAATTGCATTAACGTGGGGCAATGCTGAGTGTCGTCTCCAATAAAATTGATGTGCAGGTGTTGGATAATGTGCTTCTTCGTATGCCTCACCATATGTATACCACCACAAAGTCTTTACATCCCATACGGCATCCTTACCTCCCGTTTGAAGCCACTGCTTCTTGTCATGGATAAAGATATTCTCTAATTCTAAAAACTGCGGCACAAGTTCTAGAAAGCCCCGTACTTGTTCAGTATGCCTTAAAGGAATAATGCATTCGTCATCTGCCGCTGTATATATGTATAATGCAACTAGTGGATTCTGCGAAACATGTATAGTTGGACTAGAAAATATAGGAACAAGCAATGTCTTATTAGAAACGCACTGCTCTAATATGTTTAACACATCTTGTTCATGATCTAGTATCATACTATGATAATATGAAAAAAATTTCAATTATCCAAGATTTATATCACGTGGTACTACAAAATCTGTATCTGTATAATATTGCAATGGATTAGTTAGTTTTTTAGAAATGCCGGGCAATGTTTGTTCCATTCGCTGTATCTCCAAGGTATTTAATTCAATAACTCCTGGGACATACATGGGAATTCTTTTTGATTCAATCGGTCCGGTAATATACCATCGACATGAATCACCTGCGTATAAATTATCGTCTATTTTAGATCCATATAAATCGAATTGTTCTTCCGAAACCTCAAAAAATAAAAATTCATTATTTTTCTTAAAAAAGAATCTTTGTATAAACCCATTTGTTATGTCTGCAGTAGTAATAGTTATTTGATTAGTTGATATTGAATTTCTTGATTGCCTCGTTGACTTACGTAATTCGTCATATGTCTTTACCATTTCTGGTAATCGTATCAACGGTACTAATATTTTTGAAGTTACAGCGTTCCAAGTAGCACCAGTATATATTTCGTTAGTTGTAGTATATCTATGATACAATCCTTTGTATTCCTGTTTATCTTCAGTCATCCACTCGTCACCAAATGTATATAAATTGTTTTCAATTTCTGACTGTAAATATTTTATTTTTTTTCTTGCCATATCAATCAAATTTCGGTCGCATTAAACATGATATTTGTGTTGTCCATTCTCCTGTTGTTGATATAGAATGATTCATACCTTTTATAGTAAATGTAGTATTTTTTTGATATTTTTCTGGCAGCACCGGAAAATCAATTAAATCTCCATATCGCAATCCGTTGATTCCATCAATTGTAAATTCTGCTTCAATCGGAAATGTTGGTGCAGAAACGGAATTGGTTTGTTGAATTGTAGGTTTTGGATATTGAATGTATTTCTGTAATGCAACTTGCAACTCTGCTCGTTTTTGTTCGTTTTTTGGATTAAGACCAAATTCAATTCTTGCCTTAAGTAATTCATCTCGATATTTTATATGTAATGCTAAATATTCTCGCGATAATCTTTCTGTTAATTCTTTACTTCCGCCATATGTAGTAGTTTCAATCATTTCCCCGGGTAATTCTTTTATGTTTCCTGCAGGGTCTAAAGTCGTTTGTGGCGATCTAGTGGCAGTACCGTTATTATACATAAAACTAATATATGGACCTAGTTGACTTTCTGATACTTTATTTGCACTATTAATCGAATACATTAAGCTTTGTGCATTACTTGGCAATTTACTTGATAGTTTGAATTCTCTAACAATTGAACCATTTGGATGCGTTGCATACATGGGCAAGTTATATGGGTTAATTGGTGAAATTTTTCCTAACCAATTTATATCACGATAATATAAAATTGTTAAATCTTCGGGGTCTGTAACTAATTTAAGATTAATTGCGCCGCCAGTAGCCGTTGATATTTTAGCACTTAGTTTTTCAAAAAATTTGCCAACTGTAAATTCTACTTTCGTATCGTTTAATGCCGCATCTTGTATTTCTTTGATTAAGTTCATACTTATCAAAATATTACCACTCTGTCCTAATTTTTCATACCCCGTTACTTCTGTTTTTAATTCTTCACTACGTTGTTTATTAGAATTTTGATAATAATTATAAAAGTTTGGCTGTTCATTTTTATTTTTTATTGTTAAGTAACGATTGTTACCATACATATCCGTTTTAAATTGCCAATTGTTTTCATTGTTCCCGGTTGAATTTGATAATAACAATACGTTTTCTGGATCAGCTGAACACAGATATTCGTAATAATTACTATAACCATTTCTTTGCCAATCACAATAAATTTTAGGTGCGGCAACTACATCTTTTAATTTACTTAAAACTTTATCATTAATAAAGTTAATCAACCAATTTAATGTTATATATTGCGGCGATGTTTCTTTCAAAGATTTATTTTGCCAAACATACCAACTAGGTGAATTTTCTTGTTTAGTTAAAGGGTCTTTCGATGAATTGAAAGCATATGGATTTGGTATAATTTGATTATCTTTATTTTTATTTGTAATTTTTTTTCCAGAAAACCCCGGCCGAGCTTTAATTGTTGAAGCAACAGTTGTTTTAGAAATACCTACATCTGCTTTATATTGCTCGTCTACTTCTTTGTATAACGTATTATAAAATGCAGACCCCGATGCTTGTTCTATACTATTAGAATTACTATTAGATGTTTGCATAATCATAGACATATCAGTATATGTTTGACTAGTACCTAATATGTAAATAGTCATTGTTACCGTACCATCTTGATTATATGAATATTCAAACGAAGTTATCAGTCCTTCAAATTGAATTTTATTCATTTTTCGTAATTCGTCATATTCTTGATCAGCTTCAGGATATCGTTGTTTGATTAATTCTCTATTTGGTAATGCAGATTTGTTTAACATTCCATTAGTTGATTGCGAACCAGTTAATGTCATTAGTGCGGAGTTAGGATGCTCAATTCGAAGTAAACAATATCGCCCTGGTCTTGCATATACCGATTCCATAAAGTTTAAGTCTCGAACTGGATCTGGAATAGTAATATTAATTGTTGCTTTATTAGTTGTTCCTTTCGAATTATCATTAATTTGTAATGATGCTTGTGTAATAAATGGAGGTATACGCTTAGATCTGTTTGTTAGTGTTTGTGCAGATGATGATACTGTTGCAAAAAGCGAACTAGTATTCCCTGTACTTACTGCATTGTTTACTGAACCCGGATCTGCTATCCATCTGCTTTCTTGCAATGTATATGTTCTATCAACTAAAAATCCGTTAAAGCCTCCAGGTTGATAATCATCTTGAATTACTTTGCGTCCGCCTAATTCATGCACAATTTTTGTTTTATCTCGTTTATTTCCTTCATATGCAACTAGTAAAACATTTGCTATTTTTTCTGTCATGAATCTTAATGCAGTTTCACTACGATCATATATGCCGGCGCGGCCGCGGGCATTTAATTCTAATTGTAAATTTTTATCAACCTCTGAATAAAATATTTGACTCATCTTATTGCATTTTTACGTGTAACATATGACATAACTTCATTCACATTTGGTATTCTTAATATAGTACCAGGCGGAATAACTAAAGATCCTTTACCTAAACCATTTGCTACAGCAATTACCCACCAATATGTTTCGTTGCTATAAAAATTTTTAGCAATAATATCTAATCGATCAATTGAAGTTGTTTCGATGTATGCATCACCAGCTGCTACTATGTTTGGAAGTATAGTTGTTTGAAGTCGCGTTTTGCCCGTACTTGTTTGGATTTTATTATTTATGTATCTCATTCTGTACCTCCTACGTTCCTTCTAGTAGGTTTTTTAAACCATTTAGTATTTTTATTTTTTTCTAAATTATTTTGTTCTTCTTGAGCTTTTTTCTTATCATCATCTCGTTCTGGCGGACGTTTTTTAGCTGTTGTTGTATCACTTAACCAATTATCATTTCCTTTTTTAGAACCAAATTGATCAAAACGTTTTGATAATGAATAGAATTGCCCGCCTTTTTCTGGTAACCAATCTGTAATTATTGAGAATGATATCGATACTCCTATTTTATGTGGAACTTGCATATTTTCTGGGTCATCTTCAATGTTAATTTCCCATGGGGATTCGGCATCTCCTAACGTATATGTTAACGAACTAATAACTGCAGGTACTTGATAAAACAAATCTCCAATTGTAATACGCATCCACGGTCCTACCAATCCTATACTATTTTGTGCAGAATAATCAGGCGTAGTATAACCAGCAAGTGCATTTAATTTTCTATAAATTGGTTTTAATTCATCTCTATCTGTTGCATAAATTGAAAAATCTAAACTTACTTCTCTAGAAAATGACGTATAATGATAATTTTGATCTGCTCTACCTAACATTGATATAGGAGACCATTGTGGACTAAATGTATCATTAATAGAATCTATTGTTGCACGAAAAACAATTATATCATCTTCATATTTGCCATCTGTAAAATTTTTTGTAAATGGTGCTAACTTTGGCCCTGTAAAATAAAACTTTATAAAATCATTAGTTTCTCCAAGATTAGCTAAAAATCTACTAACAGCTGCTTTGGTATTATCTAGTATCGGAGAACTCCAGCGATATGCATCTACAAGTTGTCTAGGTCTTGCATCAATAGCATTAACTTTATCACCGCGGAATGGTATCAATTTTTTTAATGGATCATAACCAGTTCTCCATTTTCCTTCAACCGCATCCCATCCCGTCGATATATGACTTCGCAAAGTAAAATCGAATCGCAATGCATTTGGGTCGCCATGGCTTCCCCAACCGTAACCAAATTTACCAAAACTATTTATATTAAATACATTGTAAACACCACCAGGTGCGACAGAAGCTGCGGCATAAATTGCACCTTTAAAACTTTTTAGTTGAGCTATAGGATTTTTTGTTACTAGTAATGTCGTTGCAGCAATTGATGCTGCAGTTCCATCTAAGCGCACATCGGCCGATGTTCCTAGGCCTATTTTAGATTTTCTAGATCTAAAATCATTAAAAGGAACGCCTGGAAGATTATTTAGCTGATTGAATGGCGATGTTGAATATCGTACGGGCGATGTTCCTGTACCAACAATGTTATCTAGTATTGGACTTATTTGAGGAATTCCTGCATATGATGCTGCTAATGAAGATATAGATTTTATAAATACATTTTTAGCAACATCTCCGATTTTTTCAAATTTATTAGAGTTTAACGCATTTTTTCTACTAGTAGAAAAAGCTTCAATACTAGCTAGCGTTTGTTGAAGGCGCAATGAATTATTTGTATTTTCGTTATAGTCTGCAGAAGGTGCCATTACATTGTCCCATTTATATTTCTATTTTCGAATTCCATTGCTTTGTTTAATTTTTCTCCGGACATTACAATATTGATTCCAGCCATGGCTTGTTGTATTGCCATTGCGACAGCTGCAGCGATTGGATTTGGGTCTACTACTGCTGTTCTTCCCCCGCCCATTATTTTATCTACTGATCCTTCTAACGCTCCAGTACTGGTACTTGCTAAAAGTGCTGCACCATTAGGTATTGCTGCAAATTTGTCTGCAGGATGAAATTGAATTAGACCGTCATTGACAATCATTGCATCTTCTTCTTTTTGTCCTAAATCTTTACCGCTGGCTCCAGCACCGCTTTTGAATCCACCCTTCCCATCTGTACCCGGATTACCATATATGGTATTTATAACGTTATCAATTTTTTCATTAAACGTTTTAAGAGCTGAATTTACCACCGGGATTTTTTCTGCTAATAAAGATACTGGCTCTTTAGCAGCTTTTAATAATGCCCCTTCTGACTGCAACGATCCTATTATAGCTGCCATTTCCGGAGTCATAAATTGTGTTCCAGCTTTCGCAACCGTACCTTGACCGGCTTTTATGTCTTGAGCAGACCCGGTGATTGCCCCTACTTGATTTTGAAACGAACCGCCTAGCATTACTTTTAAACCTTCATCTCGCTCCTTTTCCATGAATTGAGCAAACATTTTATCGGTAGTTTGTTGTGATGCAGTGTTTTTCAAATTTTGCATCATCGTTTGTTGGTTAGCATCCATCGTTGATAAAGCTTGTTCAAATTCTGGACCATCCATGGATAATATTTGATTTATTTGCTCGTCAGACATACCCTTGTCTCCTTGCTTAAGCAAAGCACGAGTTTGTTTCATGCGCTGTAATTCATCAATACTATAACCTGTTAAATTGGCTAATTCTTGTTTTGCGTAATGATTATTTCCTTCTAATATATCTCCTTGTGTGGTTAGTATATCATTCATGGCTTCTGTCATGTCTTTTGCATTTCCTGACAGTTTGGCTATACGCAATTTTTCAGTGATACTATCGCCGTCTTGATCTACTAAACGTTTACCGCTAAGTAATTGATATTCTAGTTCGGATGAAACCGATGACTCAATATCCAACATTTTAGTAGCCATGGCTTCGATCTTTTCAAATGTCGTACCTAAAACTTTAGCTTTAATAACAGATCTTTCCAATTGACCCGGGAACCGTTTATATGTCATTTGTATATCTGCACTTAAATCTGCAACGTCTTTTATTGCCATTGATAACAATCCGGTCATGTTGGTAGCTGCTTCCATCCCATCAGTCATAGCTTTTGTTGCAGTTACCATTTCTAAAGCAGATTTGCCCGCACCAGCAGCGTATAATTGATATGCATTTGATTGATCTTCAGATAACCCTATATGTTCGGTAAGTACTTGATTAGCTCCTAATAAACTTTCTCTCATATGCTTATTATTAGCTATTATACTAGCCATTCCTGGCAACATTTTATTTACATTCTCAGCATATTTTCTTATTGAATGTCCGCCGGCGCCAAATGCCTCAATTAAATTATCATATTGTGCTCCTAATTCCGCTGCTTTTGCACTAGTTATACCAAATGATTTATTTAAACTAGCATTCCGTTGTTCTAAATATGTTGCTTCTTTTACATATGCAATCATTTTTCCGGCATATGCTTCAAAATCTGCAGTTAATTTAGATATACCAATACCTAATTGATTGTTTGCCGTATTAAATGCATTAACGGTGTCTATATAATCTTCCGCTGCAATCTGCATCGTTTCAAGACCTTTTTTCATGTCTTGAAGCTGATCAGCCGTTTTTTTTGATGCAGCTTGAGTTTTAGACATAACAGTCCGTTGAGATTTTTTTGCATTTTCCTTTTCTTCTTGAGTAGCTCTACCGTGTCTAGGAAAAAGTTTTAATCTAGCAATCAATATGTTGGTATCTTGTATCATATACGTATAAATATAAATTTATTTGAATTTTGATGCATTCTTTCGATTAGCATTTAATGAGTGAGATGGAACATTTTTAGAAGTTCGTTTTTGGTTGCTTTGCGCTTTAGCATCAGTTATGTCATTTAATTTTTTAATCCATAACTTTCTAATAGGTATAGGCATATGATATATAGTTTCCCAACTCCACCGGCCTTCGCCTAGCCAAACCAAATTAAATAAACTTTCATGTAATCGTATACGATCTTTAGGTTCAAAACCAAAAAAGGTCTGATCCAATTTGAAACCCGGCGGTAAAGGTGCCTCCATCTTCACCTTGAAATTCAGCTTCTAATTTTAAACCAGGCATATTATTTGAAATATATGTTCGTAATTGTTTTGATTGAATAGGTTTCATTTGATATTTTACATAATTATCAATTACAACTTGATCTCGCGATTCGCCAATTTGTTTGATTGATAATTTTAAAAAATCTGAAAGTGCATGATCATCTGATATTGAATTGAGTTCGTTTCTAGATAAAAATTTGAATTTTATTGGCGTTTCATTTAAGTCATAATCAAATTCACCGTTAGAATCTGGTTGCAACGTAAACGGTTTTTTTTCTAAGTCTGCTAAATTCAAAACACGTTCTAATGTCTTATTAGTATTAGGATCTGTTACAGTTACTCCATATTCAGAACCATATCCGTGAATTCTTGCTGCAATAATTAAAGCATCTTTGTCTGCAATAACTAAATCATTAATATTAATGTCTGTAATTAGCAATGCTTTTATTAATCTATCTAACACCGTACCTTGCCGTATATAAGAAGAGTTTGTTAAAATATCTTCATCATATGCTGTCATGTATCGCATTTCTACAGAACCTGCTCGTAATGGATTTGATTTTGCATACACTAATCCACCGCTAGGTAATGGAACTACTACAGATGGTACCGTACTTCTTTGTTGATTTTCATACTTTTGTTTAGCTACGTTAACTAAATTTTTGTCAGATAATTGTTCTGTCATTGGCATAAACTTTTCCTTTTCTTTTTTATTATAACTTTATTATAAATATTGCGAACATAAAAAATGGGTGAAAATAATCCACCCATTAATATCATTATTAAATTAATAGCTTAATAACGCCCAATCATAATTTAATGTAGCATCAATCATAACTACATCTTCAGATGACCAATCTAAACTACCGAAGTTAACTTCTTGCAAATAAGCACCATAAATTTTCCATTCTTCAATTACTTCACCCAATGGAGAAAGCTGATTTAATGTAATGTCTTTTTTATACATTGAAGCATACCCATCTCTACCAGTAGCTGACTCGTGATGTAAACGAACCCATTCCATTACTGACTGTGCTGCAGATGGAACTATTGCATCATAAATTGTAATTGCAATACTATTCCAAGAACTTTTACCTTTTAGTTTTCTTTTGATATTAATATGATCTAAAACAACTTCACCATTAGTCATTGATGGTTTAGCAGCAGTTTTAATTAAAAATGCAGGAATTGTTCCAGTGTCGCCATTTATTTCTAAAATAAATTTATGCTGGTATTTTGGTTCCCAACTAAATGCATTTGCCCAAAAATCTAAATTATCTGGGTCTCCTTTATCTGGCAATGCACCATTAGGGTAGAAACCGTTACTAGAAACGTTACCGGTACCTTGTGGAACGTTTCCTAGATATGAAACGTTACCCGTTTGTTCAGCTAAATCTTGCGTATATTGTGCCATTTCTGTCCTTTGTTATTTTAATATAAATATGTTCAACAATAAAAAAAAGGTAGAATAAAAATCCTACCTTTCTTATTATTTTATTTTAAAATTTAATTATGCACCAAATGCCGCACCTGTTGCTTGAATATTAAAATCTAATACAATGAATTCAGCTGTTCTTGTTGGTTGTAAAAACAATTGTCCATATAAAATACCTCTATCTACAAGATCTGGCGTATTATTATTTGCATCCATTACAACTGAAAATGCAGATAACCCGGATTGCTGTTTAACTGTATTTAAATATGGCTCAACGATTGCTAAGAATCTTTTTCTAGTAGCATCATTGTTTTGATCAAATACTAAGAATCTTGTTGAAGATGCAATATATTTCTTAACTGCAATTAATAACCTACGTACATTTACACGATCCAATGCACTAGGAGCAGCTTGCAATGTTTTTTGTCCCCAAACAACGATGTTAGAATTAGGAAACGATGCAATTGGATTAACGCGATTTTGATACAATGTATCTCGTTGTGCTTGAGATAAATTTACTGCTGCTAAATTAGCTGAAATTCCACCTCTTTGTAATCCAGCTGGTGCATACCATGGATGTTGTGCTAAATCATTTTGTGCAAGTACTCCAGCAATTAATACAGATGGCGGAACCCATAATGTTCCCGTTCCAATTGGATTATTAATATTTAACCATGGCCAATATGTTGCTGTATAATTATTGTCAATTGGTCTTACTTGATCAATTACATTTTGAATTGAATCTGATTTAGCATTCGAATCCATTACATAAAATACATCTTGACGATCTTTACATAAATTTCTAGCAGCATTCGTTACCGGAGCATGTAAACGATCAATTACTCCTGGCGTTAACAATACATTCATATCATAATAATCTGCATTACTTAACAACGTAAATGCTTTGTTATATGATTTCGTACCTGTTGATGTTTCCAATTGGCAATCGAATCCAAATGTATTTGTATCTGTAATATTTTCTCCGGAAAATTTAGGTAGGTTAGGACGAGCGCCGTCAAATCCACCTTGCATTGGAATCATGAATTTTCTAGTATTAAGAGCAATATTACTATCAAATGTTCCTGCAATTAATGCATCTTGCAACGATCCAGAATATGCTGTTGTTGATGTTGGAAAATTATAATTAGCAGATTGTAATACGTCTCCTAAATAAAAATCTACATTACTTGCCGTAGTCGACCCCGATGTTGGTATTGGAGCTAAATAATTTAAGTTAGATGTTACGGTATAATCAAATCCATGATATACTTGTTGACTAAATATTCCGTTAAGAGTTTGTTTTGATTTAAATACTGTTGCAGGAATATTAACACTTCCGGAAACGTTTGGCGTTGGTGAAAATAATGAACGGAAACCGAAAGGAAACAATGTTTTATCTGTAGATTTTGTTTTAACTGCTTCTGCTACTTCAACTCGTACATATGGATTAGTATTTGCATATTCACCATACATAAAAATTTGATTGTCATCATTAATTGTTTGATATGTATCTCCGATCTTTTTACCAATATAATCCGGTGCATCCGGATTTAAACAACAACTTTGAAATATAACTACGGTTGATGTTGATGCATTTGTATCTGAATCTGTTACATTTGTACCAAATATTGAATTCGGAATATTCGTAGTTGCAACTCTTCTTAAAACTACATCAAATCTAGGATATCCATCTGGATTAGTTACTTCTGTTGAAGTTCTAATATTAGCAATACCAACTTTCAATTCATAATTAGTTGAATCTCCTTGAGACAATGAATGGATTTTAAATAAGTCAGTCGTAACTGAACCTATTTTCTGTGATGTAATCCATGGCGTTGCTGCTGATTGGTAATCTTGAATAAATTCATATGTTGAAATCTTTTCTATAGACATCGAAACTGCTGCTAAATTTGTATTAGAGCCAAACAATGTACTAGAATATGGATTTTCATATTGAACATAAACTGGATATTGACGACCTTTAGGCGACTTACCAAATAGTTTTGTAATATAATTTGAATCAGAAGATACAATTGAACTTGATATTGATGTACCTTTTGTATATGAAAATGCCGTAAAGCCAGGTATTGTTGTGGTGGTATATGAACCGGATAGTTTCAATTCAAATTTACCATTTATATCAGTATTCAAAACAGAATCAGCTAATCCATAAGTTGTAGCATTTACGGGTTCTGTTGGATGAAGTATGTGAGTTACATATTTTTGAGAACCTGACCGTGCAACTACTGCTAATGCACCATCGGTTAATGAATATCCATCTTCATACATTACACGCGTTACTGTGATTACATTTCCGCCATTTTCTAAATAGTCTTTTACTGTAGCGGGTACATATGAATCATTGTATTGTCCGCCAAATGTGTTGTTGAAATCTGTAAGACTTGATATTTGAATTGGTTGATATGCAGGTCCTTTAAGTGTCGGGCCTACAATAGCTGCTCCAATTTGTGCAATTGTTCCAGGTAAAAATGATACATCGATTTCTCTTGTATATACTCCAGCTGAATTTGCAGGTGAAACTATTCTTTCTGCCATTATTTTACTCCTATGATTTTTTTATTATAAATATACCGTTATTGAGCTAAACCGTTATCAGGAGTAAAGGTTCCTTGAGCTATGTTGATTTGGCCTTCGCCATATCGTTCTCGCATTTTATCAATTAATGCAGATTCTTCTTGACGTAAGCGTTCAAATTCGTCTAGGTACTTTGATTGTTCTGCATCTAGTTGTTCCAATTGTTGTTTAACAGAATATGTTTCAATTGCAATGTTTCCGATAATGTTTGCATTTTTTGCAAATGCCTCTTGTAGTGATTGTATTTCTTCTAAATGTTCTTTGTCCAGTTTACGAGTCATAACTAGTTATCCTTTTTGTTTTATTATATGAAAAAATAAAGAAAAATCCAAATAGCATGTCTATATTAAATATTTTTACCCGGAGATCTCCATCTTAAATCTACAGGATCGTATATAAATGATAAACCTTCTCCTGGTTGAACGGTTATATCGCCACCTACTAAAAATCTATTTTGTGCAGTGCTTCCAGCGTCATTATTTTTAAAAATTATGTTTCCGGCGGAACCTACATTAAAAACATTGAAGAAAAATGTTTTTGTGTTATCTGGAACTACAATACCTGTTAATGAAAAATTTCCACCAGTTGTTGAAATTCTAATTAGTATTGAATTAGCTAGATTGGATATTAATAAGTTATTGGTGTTTGCTATTAAACTAGCGGTTGCAAATGTTGGGCCAAATTGTAAACCTCCAGCCAATGTCAAAGCACCATTTACTACTAAATCTCCATCGATAACTGCATCTCCTCTATCTAATAGATAATCAAATGATCCAGTTCTTGCAATAATATCCAAACTAGAGCTTATATTTTGAGATGATGTTACAGGAACTAATAGTTCAACCCTATCCGTTGATGAGCCCGTTATAAACAAAGAGCCCGTATTAGTTTGCCGCCCAATTACGTCAAATGATCCAGAAACCGAAAATGATCCGGTATATGTTTGAGTACCAGTTACAGAAAAGCTGCCAGATGCATCTAAAGAACCGGTTAACGTTATAGCTCCGATTACATTGGTTGAACCTGTAACATTAAGTGAACCAGTAAGGCCATACGATCCAGATAATTGGTTTGTGTGTCTCCAAACACCCAAAGACCCACTCGGAACATAAGTCCATAAATCGCTATAATTGTAAGAGCCGGATTTTTCTACAGAACTTAAATCCGAAAAGTCAAGTGGTTGTTGGACTGCAACATATATGATACCACTGCCACCAGGCCCAGCATTTACACATACACCTACGGGTATAATCTCATAAGGAGCTATAGGAGCTGTATTTTGTAAGACTCCTGCTGATCCAGTACCTACAAAAAGTGTATCACCATCGTTAAATGCATTTGTATTCAATCCTCGAACTAAACCTTGGGTTGTTACGTACCCAAAACTAGTATTCTCAATATCGTGAGTTGCTACACCTAATATTTGTGTATCTAAATTTATACTACCCGATTTAGCTATAGATTGTGCTCTTTCTATTGTAGGGGCATCACCTTGTGATCCTATAACTCTTACAACAGTACCATTTGTTATTGTTGTACCAGTATTGTTTCTAACGCGCGTCCAATTTTCTTGTCCTACTTGTAGTGTAATGTCTTGTTCAGCATTGTACACAGATAATGCTCCTTCAGTGTTATTCCAAAACACTCGTCCGGATTTCCATGCAGGTTCTGCCGAGCCAGTGTCAAAGTCGATATAATCTACAGACGATATGTGAGAACCGGTTGCAAGAATAGACCCTGTAATTCGTAAATCTCCTATTAATGTTGCCGATCCTGTAACACTTAACGAACCGGTTATTTGGGTATCACCATCGATGTTAGTAGCAGATTCAATTTCATTAAGATATCCTTGATTTCCAATTCTAATTACATTGTTACTATCTACACCTATTAAAGATACATTAACACCGGTTGTGTTTGATCCATTAAAGAAGTATGCATTGCTTCTTAGATTGACGTTGCCGAACTGTACATCAACAGAGCCGGTTATTTGGGTAGGACCTGTGACACGGAGTGAGTTAGTAAATAAAGCGTCTGATGCTGATATATTAGTTGTAACACGGAGTGATCCGGTTACTTCAG